ATGTCATACGAACATGAACGTAACAACAACGAATTCTACTGGAGTAAAGGCTGGCGTAAATTACGTGAGTACTACATCAGGCGTAATCCATTGTGCTTGCATTGCAAACAAAAAGGGATTTACTCCCCTGCTGTTATTGTAGATCACATAGTTGAAATTGATGATGATTACAGTAGAAGACTTGACAAGACGAATTTACAATCTCTGTGCTTGGCTTGCCACAATACCAAAACGGCAAAGGAAGCAAAGAATAGAAAGTCAGCTGGTACATTTAAACCCAGTGACATAATCAAATGGGCTAATACACCCAAAGGAGAATAATATGGAAATAATGCTCGCGTTTGCTTGTGTGTTTGGTGCTGCAATGGGATACAGAATGTACCTGCGTGAATTCAAACATGAAGTAATGCCAATGTATGTTGAGCTGATTGCAAGTGCTATTGTGATTGCAGCTATTATCGGCGGTGCATTTATTGGTTACGTGGATGTGTACTTTGCACTGATTGCAATTGCAATTTACGTTGTTTGCCTTCGCGGTGATATCAAGGCACATGCTAAATGGAAGGAGAACAAATGAAGTACTTGCACGCAAACAACATCAACGGATTGATTGTCCACTACAACAACAAACTCGTCTTGATACTGGTTACTCCACTGGAAGGTCAAGGCACTGTACAATTTGATTTCATCGACCCATTTACTGACCAGGAAGTACTGGATGATGACGAGGCACGGGCCTTGCTGCTGGAGCTAATGGAAGACAACAAATAAAGTGGCCCATTTAGTGGCGAGTAAAGCGTAAATATAAATACTGTTACAACAGCAATTGTTATAATAACAATAAAAGGCGTAATGAGTTACGCCGTAAAAACTAAGGACAAACGCAAATGGATTTGCTAGAGCTAGAGCTGAACTTAATGCTCCAAAGAGAACAGTGGTACAAAGAAAAAATTATGTCTGAAGCAAACAGGAAGTTTATTCAGGCAATGCAAGAGATAATCAAGGAAGATAAAGAATGAACGTATTTGGATCCATCATCAAATTTTTCGTGGCTGTATTCAAAAGCCCTAAAGTAAAGGAAGTCGCTGAAGTAGCAGTGGACGTAATCGAAGATGCTGCTGTTGATTACCTGAAGGACAAAGCAGTAAAGGAACTCAAGCGACATGACATTGATGTAGGAGGTGAAGATGCAAGTAACTCCAAAAAATAAAGCTCGCGTAATGCAGAAGAATAAAGGGAACACAAGTGTTCCCGAAAATAAGTCTACTGATTCCAAACTCAAAGACATGTTGGAAGAAGTACAGAAGAAAGAAGACAAACAAAAGTAAAACAATCGAAGTCATAAGGAGACGAAGATGAACAAAATTATTACTGTAGCAATGGCAATCATGTTGGGCTTAACTGGTTTTTGTACCTTTACTGTGTACCAACAACAGCAAACAATTACTGAACTAAGACAGGACATAGATGATCACACTTCCATGTTGATGATGCGTGCTGCAATGGGTTCAGAGTACGACTTGACTATAATGGAAGGTCTACCCAATTCAAACATCTGTAAACACGCAAGCCCTAAAACACAATCCATTTGTGATAGCGGTAAACAACTAAGCAAGTAAACGACAGAAAGACAAAGAGCCCTGCAATTGTGGGGCTTTGTTGTTTGACACCAGCGGGGGTACTTCGAAACTTTCAGAGGCACCCCGACAAGCAGCGGCGCTGGGCACGTTTGTATAGCAACTCATTTTTTCTTGATAAATTCCCCACCCGTGTGATTCCTGATTACTTTTTCATTTCTGCTGTACCTTACACAGCAATTTTTCAATGGAGCAAAAAGTGCTCCGTTTCCCTCTGAATTCCTCTGCTTTGCCACGAAATTACCCAAGAATTCCTCTCGAATAACTCCAGTTTCCGTACAACAACAATAATAAAGGATAACGCTAATGGCTAAACGACCATCTAGAGTTCCTCAGATAACCACAAAGAAGATGTTCTACGACTTACTTCTAGAAGCAGTGGAAGGAAGAGGAATCGACCCTACCGAATACAAAATCCACCTTTCAATTCTTGCCGAAAGCTTTCAGACGTACCGAGAAGTACAAAATATTCTCAGTACTGAAGGAGAGTACGTCAAGCAACTAGGTGACAAGAAACAAGACATGCTCAAGCTACACCCGCTCTCTAAAGTACGTGATTCTCAACGTGCGTTCATTGCTAAAGAATTAAAGGAATACGGACTAACGCCTAAATCCAAAGCGGACTTACAGCTCGTTAATAACGAAGCTGCATCTGCAATGGAACAGATTATGAAGTTAATCAACGGCGATGAAGAAGAGGGTGAAGATGACACTAACTGAATTGGATAACATCCTTTATTCAGATGTAGTGGATGACCCGTCTATTTTGACCCTATACGGTATTGACCTAGAAGCATTTAACTACAACCTAAAGGATACAGCACAGAGCCCTAATTGGGTTCATCAATACGCCTATGAATGCCTTACGAAGTACAAAGACGAAACTTGTTTGAATATCAAACTAGCGGCAGTCAGGCACATTATAGACATGGAACGCAGTAAAGACCCTGAGTTCAAGTATGTGTTCAACGCACAAAGCGCACGTAAGGTAATCAACTTCTACAAGCTGTTGTGTCACGTTAAGAACGAATCAGGCGTGTTCAAACTGCTACCGTGGCAACAGTTCATAGTGGGAAGTATCTTTGGCTGGGTAAAAAAAGAGAAGCGCGGAGAGCGTGTTCTACGCCGTTTCACGGATGCGCATGTCTTTGTTGCACGTAAGAACGGCAAGTCAACATTAGCGTGTGGTATTGCCCTATACATGCTCTTAATGGATGGCGAAGTAGGTGCTGATGTGTACACCTCTGGCCCTACAGGCAAACAAGCTAAATTCGTCTTTGATGACTCTAAGAAGATGCTAAAGAAATCCATGCTGAGTAAAGCGTTTGGTGTTCGCATGAACAACGATGCAATTTACTGTGACGCGCTGGATGCAAAGATGGAGTACAAGAACAGTATTCCAGATAACTTGGATGGCTTGAACAGTCACCTAATTTGTTTGGACGAAATACACTCCTTTACTTCAGATGCAGTATACAACGTAATGCGTACTTCATTGGGTGCTCGTAATAACCCGTTAATGTTTGTCATCAGTACAGCAGGAACAAACCTAGGCGCAATAGGTCATAGATTGTTTGGCGATGGCGAAGACCAACTTCGCAATGTAGTCAAAAGGAGTGAATGCGATCACATCTTTAATTGTCTGTACACTATAGACAAAGGCGATGCGTTTGATTCCGTTGCAGCGTGGCACAAGTCCAATCCTAGTTTACGGAGTGGAGCACGTAAGTACGAAGAAATTGAGAACGAAGCAAATACAGCAAGACGAATGATCTCAGCACGTCCTAACTTTCTTACCAAGTATCTTAATGTGTTCTGCAATAGTAGCGACAAGTGGTTGGAATGGGAAGTAATACGGGACAGCACGGATATCAATCTCAAAATGCAAGACTACATCCAAAGCGATGTTCCTTGTTACTTGGGTGTGGATATTGGCTTGACATCAGACTTGAGCGCAATTGGCTATGCGTTTGTTCATCCTGATGGCTCTGTGAAGTGTTTCAGCAAGGCATTCTTCCCAAGGGATGCACTAGACAATATTCCACCTGCTCAAGCGGAGATGTACGTTAAATGGGCAAACATGAAAGACGGAAGCTTTGAACTAACCGAAGGTGGAACATGTGACTTTGAACTAATGGAAGATGACATTCGATACGCTTGCAAAGTCTTTAATGTTCAATCTGTGGAACTGGATCCATACAACGCAAACCAGATGCACACTAATTTAGTCAAAGCGAAAATAAACGCAATCAAACGCCATCAGGGTTTCAAAGACTTGAACGAACCCACTAAGGTATTCGAAAAGAAAATACTTGATGGAGACCTAAAGCATGATGGCAATGGAGCTTTGATGTGGTGCATGGGTAATGCTTGCATTCGCACAACGCAGAATGATTGCATTACTGTAGAGAAAGACAGCCAGAGTTCAAACTACAAGATTGACTGTGTGAAAGCCCTTGTTATTGCTCTTGCTGGGTTCGTACACCAAGAAGCAAAGAAAGAATCTCCTTGGAAGAAAGGTCGGTCTCGTATTGTTTCCATTTAACAGCCACGAATTGAGCCAATAAATACGTTATAGAAATTAGTCCAACAACTAAAATAATAAAGGACAAACATGAAACAGAAAATCAAAACCGTACAGGTGCAAACTAAATCCGCTGAACTAAACAGGGATCAGTTCCTAACGGATTATTACCGTAACGGTGACGTGGACAGTAAGCTCCAAAGACGCCGTTTAATGGATCCCACTGCGGTTGCATGTATTAAGATACTTGCACAGAGCATAGGCAAACTTGTTCCGTACCTGTACAAACAAACCCCTACAGGTGACGAGCGCCAGTTCAATCATCCCTTCAAGAAAGTCTTAACAACTAGACCTAATGACTTCCAGAGTATGCAAGAGTTCTTAGAAATGGCCGTTGGGCACTTGTGCTTGGATGGTAATTTCTACGCAATCAAACAAACTCGCAATGGTAAGTTACTTGGGTTCCTCCCTATTGAATATCCCAGCGCAGTACAACCTATTCTACGTGAAGGACGTTTGTTCTATCACCTTACTCCAAATCCAAATTACGGCATTCAGTACGCTGGCGGTGAATGGCAAGCAGATGAAATCCTGCACATCAAGATGCCAAGCACTTCACTCCTGAAAGGCCAAGGCATTATTGAGCAAGCCCGCCTTACGCTTGAACTTGCTTGCACCCAGCGTGAGCACAGTCTGAATTTTGCTGAACGCGCATCTATTCCAGCGGGCATTGTTACGCTGAAAACAGAAGGCGTTGAAATGGATCCCGAAGCTTACGATGAAACTGTTGCTTCTTTAACAGCAAGTTTCGCGGGTGGCGCAATGACAAGCGGACAGCTTGCTGTACTACCTGGCTCTGTTGAATATCACCAGCTTACTGTATCAAACGCAGACGCACAGTTCCTTGAATCCAGAATGTTTGGTGTACGTGAAATTGCTGCACTCTTTGGTGTGCCTATTCACATGCTGAACCACGAAACTCCAAAGTACAGCAACTTAGAACAAAGCAAACTAAGTTTCTACACCGAAACTTTGGCTCCGCTAATTGCGCGTATTCAAAATGCCTTTGATAGACACCTTGAAGAATACGATGTGTTCTTTGCACTGGATGAAACTGAACTTACTAGAGGTGATTCCCAGCAAGTGGCCACGAACGCAATGAACCTAGTTAAGAGTGGAATTATTACTTTCAACGAAGGTAGATCGATGATCGGTAAGCCCCAACTGGATGGGCTGGATCGCTTGGGTATGCCTATGAATAACATTCGTATAGGTACAGCGGAAGAACTGCTTGAACTGCAACTCCTAATGGCAATGCCAGAGTTAACACAGGATTCATTGAACACGGCCACCAGCACACAAAATACCCCACTAATCGAACCAATAAATAATAGTGACCCCAATAACAATAATAACGAAGAGGGCAACAATGCAGAAGACTTACCGATTTGAAGTTAAAACATATGACCCCAAAACCGGAGAGGTTGAAGGCTACGCAAATACCTTCAATTTCAAGGATTTTGCTGGTGACATCACAATGCCAGGTGCGTTTGCTGAATCTCTAGCTGAACACAAGCGCAAAGGCACAAATATAAAAATGCTTTGGCAACACGACCACAATAACCTTATTGGTGTGTGGTACGAAGGCTTTGAAGATGACAAAGGGCTATACCTTAAAGGCAAACTAACACTCGGAGTTCAAAAAGCCGATGAAGCATTACTCCTGTTGGCTTCCGGTGCTCTTGATAGTCTAAGCATTGGGTATGCAGTCATCGAAGAAGAATACAGTTACAAAGAAGACGCCAATAAACTAATTAAAGTCCGTTTGGACGAAACGTCATTTGTCACTTTTCCCGCCAATGAACAAAGTAGGATTGAATCTGTGAAATCTAAACCAACACAACGAGAACTAGAAAAACAACTGCGCAAAGCAGGACTGTCCCAGAAGAACGCAAAAGCATTCCTTGCTAAAGGATACAAAGCTATTGAAGACGAAGCCCAAGAAGACCTTGAGCCTGTGGACGTAATGGAAATTGTTACTGCTATCGTAGAAGCCATTCCGGCGGATGTCTTAATGGATGTATCTGCTGAAGAAGTACAAGAAATTTTCGAAGAAGCAATTGATGAAATTGTGGATGAAGAGAAACGCAAAGCACGGAAAGCCCGTAAAGATTTAGCTGCTTCTGATGATGACGTATACGAAGAAACTAAAGAAGCTACTGACGACGAAGGCGATACTGTACTGGACGAAATCATGGAGATTTTGGACATTGTTGATTCCAAAAATACCCCACGAAAAGAAACACTAAATACTGATGAAGACAACGAGATGTTGTCCACACCCTCCGAAGACGAAGACTTCCTCAAGTCACTCCAAAGTCTCATGCGCAGTAAAGCAAAGACCGGCCGGTCGAACCTCAAAGCAAAAGCCAACGCGATGTCGGCTAAATCTAAGCGTTAATACAACGCAACTCCTAGTGCATTCCGCACAAACAAATCAAATTCAAACAACAATAAAAAGTAATCCTCCAACGGGATGTTGTGACGAGTACTCCATTTCGGGCACGAATAACGTGAACCCAAAAATAATAATAACAAAGGATAATAATAAATGGATATTCAAGTAAAAAAAGCTCTGGAAGCTCTGGCACAAAAAGCACGTAAGCAAGACGAAGAAATCGTTGAACTGCGCGAAGAACTGGCTGCTGCTCAAGAAACTCTGGAAGGTACTGAAGACGTACAAACTGTAGTTGCTCCGCTGTCTGAAGCTGTTGAAGCTATTCAGGAACAACTGGAAGCTATTCTGGATGAAGAAGCCAAGGGTCTGCGTAAGCTGTCCAGTGGTAATGGCGCTGGTGTTAAATTCACTGAAGTTGCCCGTCAGATGAAATCCGCTATTCAGTCCGCTGCTAAAGCTGGCCTGCGCGGTGATCTGAAGTCTATTTTCAGTACCCAATCAGCTGGTAATGCTCCGCTGTATGTTCAAGGCTGGGAAGCTGAGATTATTCGCAAGCTGATCGACATGAGCCCGATCCTGCAACATGCAGGTGTTCGTGAAGTTGAATCAACTCGTTCTCTGCGTAAGCGTGTACAAGTAACCAAGACTGGTGCCCGTGTAGGTGTAGAAAACATCACCAACGCTATGTTGACCGATACTGGTGCTGGCTCTTTCGAATGGGTTGATGCTGGTTTCACCAAGATCGAATCCTTCCAAGTTATTACTCCGGAAGCAATCCGCGAAGGTGACTTCGACGTAATCGACCTTGCCGGCGATGTACAAGAAATCTTTGGTATCAAAGCTGCTCGCGCTGCTCTGTTTGGTCAAGGCGAAATGAAAGGTCTGTTCTCTTTCTTCGGTAACGATGAAGTTGACGCAACCCGCGCTTACAACAAGTACCAGACTCTCGAAATCCCCGCTAAGTTCGGTCAGGACTACAAAGTTACTGTTGCCTTCCTGCAAAAAGTAAAACGTTCTCTGGCTACTCCGTACCGTGCTGGTTCCGTGTGGTACATGAACGAAGAGACCTTCGACATGCTGGCTGCTCTGGTTGATCCTGCTGGTCGTCCGCTGGTTCAAGACCTTATGGTAGAAGGCTTCGAAGGTAAAATGCTGGGTTATAACGTTGTTATCGACTACACCATGCCTTCCCTGAGTGACACTGGTGCTATTCCGTTCATGTTCGGTTCTTTTGAACGTGCCTGTACTTTCTTCCGCGTTGAAGGTGAGCACAAGTATGATCAACTGGCTGCTTTCGGTGGCAACCATCACATCTACGACAGCGTAAACTTTGGTATGCGTATTGAAGACGCTTGCGCTCTGAAGGGCGCCCGTGTTGCTGGCGCTAAATCCTAATGAATAAATGGAGGGGGCAACCCCTCCTTTTTCCAATTTGATAGGAGGTTAAATGAAACTACTTGTCCTATCGGAAAGTATTCAGAAACTGGAAACAGAGCAATGCACCAACGTAGATGAACTCAAAGGACGTTTGAATATAGTTCATGACTTAATGGACTTTGATTTAAGCATGTCTTTAAGTGCTGCATTCAGCCATGCAGAACGTTTCATGGCTCGCAAGTTACAACGGCATCTGATTCAAACAGAAATCCTAATCCCAAAGAACATGGAAGCGTCTTATTTCATGAAATACGGGCAATGTGATTTGCAATACATCACGCTTGAAGATGGCACTAGGCTTGAACTTCTAAAGGATTACGTTCTAAGAGGCAATCGCATCGTGTTCATGCCAAGAAATCAAGAGTGCAAAGTGACAGTCCAATACAACTGTGGATTCTGTATCCAAAGAGGCAAAGATCAAGTTCCAAGTGATGTTATTATTGGAATTTTGATGTACGCAGGTGCCCTGCATCAAGTAAAAACAAACGTTACAAGCGAATACCTTAAACGTGCTGTTATTTGCTCTGAGGACTTGTTTAATCCCTATCGACTCAAACCTAAAGCGTAAGGAGAAGACATGGACTACAGCAAATTTGATACTCTTTGCGTGTTCTACAAGGCACAAGAAGAAGTGTACCCAGGAATTACTATGGTAGAGAACACTGTTCTTCATAAAGTTGTTGGGGTACTTGGATCAGTCAGTTACCAAAAGCTTCAAGAATACAATTCCAATGAAAGAGAAGTAAAACGTTGTGTGATTAAGCTCCCGTGGAACCCATTACTTCAGGAATGCACACACGTTGAAGTTAAAACATTCTACAGTACAGACATGTTCACTATAGAAATACAACAAATGCCATTCCAAGGCGAAGTTGAGATGTCTTGCTTGGATGCAAACAGGGAAATCGGTACTTTTGTACGTGAAGTGAGGAAATAATGGCCTCAAATACGTTCAGTTTCGATATTCAAGGCGGGAAGGAATGCGAGGAAGCATTGTTAGAAATAGGCTCTGTTCTGGGCACAAAAGCCGCTAGAACAGCCCTAAAGAAGGCAATGCAGCCCATGTTTCAAGAAGTGGTCAATTCTGCACCCATAAATACTGGTGTATTAAATGGCATTCATCTTCGTGATTGCATAAAACTCAAGATTTCCGGCAGAACAAACAAACATCGTAAACAAGGAAGTGACACTTTCTTAAGTGCGAGCATCTACACAACAGGGCCAGCTAATGATTACGCTTGCGCTGTTGAATTCGGGCGCAATGCCTACGTGGTTGAACGCAATACGTTGTTTGGACGTAAGACCCGCAAGTATAAAATCCACATCGGAGCTGTTGCTCCAAATCCCTTCATGCGCAATGCACTCTACAAACATGCCCAGTCCACCTCGCAAGCTGTCATCGACGGCATTATGGACGAAATCGGGCGAATCTCAGCAAATAGAAACAAAATTGCACAACAGAAAATAAATGCCATGTATCGCAGGAGCGCGAAGCTGGCTCCGTAACCCCTAAAGGACAACTATGTTAGAAGCAGCAATAATTAAAATAATAAAGACTAGCTTGAATATAGATGCTTACCTCGGAATGGTTCCAGAGAAGGCGAAGCGCCCTGCACTGGCAATGTTAACATTGAATACCACATGCCGTGGAAGCATCGAAAGAACAGAAACCCAACGAAGAGACGTTATTATTACTTTCAAGGTTCATGCTAATTCCACAATGGAAGCAAAACAGATCCAATCTAAACTTACGCGCTTGTTTGGTGATAACTTCTTCGATCAAGACGGCATTGATTACCGGTATGAAATGATAACAACTGTGGTTGGTGCCAATGATACTTTCGTTGGCACTGATTACACTGCATCTGTAGATGTACACTTCAATATTACAGAAACACCCCTTCAATAATAAGAACAATAAACAAGGAGGCCATTAATGGCTGGTAAAGTAAAAAACGTATGGACTACCCAAGGCGCAGGTGTATGGGTAAACATGGATGGTCAAGGCAAAAAGGACACTGAGATTGTTACTGCTGTTGCCGATCTGACTTCCATGTCACCAATTACTGGTAAGCGCGATGTCAAAAAGAAAGGCACTGTTCAAGGTGATGAATACAGCGCACCTGGCAAACGCACTTACGATGACCCTGAATTCAAGTTCATTCTGAACGACAAAACCACTGCTCTGTATGCTGTTATGCGTACCGCAGGTGATGACGTTGCTAAGTGTGAAATCTCCGTCAAAGTCACTTACCCGTGGGGTGAGACCTTTGTTTTCGATGCCATTGTGCTGGGTGTAGATACTCCAGAAGCAACCGAAGATCACAACATTGTTGAAGTCTCCGTGAAGCTGTCAATTTCAGGCGTTGTTACTCGCGTTGTGAAAGCTGCCTAACAAAGAATAATTTACCTCGATTTGGCCCTTTGGAATAAAGCTAATTTCATAGGGCTAAATTACACAAAAAGGTAACTTCATTCAAAAGGCTCCTTTGTACCACAAGATATAGTGGTGCATTATAAGTAGACAGCACTAGATATAGTGCTAAGTTTCGAAATGTATATTAATTCGCCACTAAATGCACACAATAATAAAAACAATAATAAGAAGAAGAGGTAAAGAATGAAAGTATTTGACATGAGCACCCTAGATGACCTGAAACCGAAAGTACGCGCTGTTGAAGTACAGGGTACTCAGTTCTACGTACAGGCAATGTCTGCACAAGCACAAGCACTCTACAATGCCCAAGGCACTCGGATGGCCCCACTACAAAAGATTGTGGATGATCCCACTATGAAAGTACCTACTCAGAAAGAAGGTTCTGCTATTGCCAATGAATACGCTGACATCATGCTGTCCATGACTCGCATTGCTCTTATGAATGGTATTGTTGATGCAGACGGTAACAAAATTATCAAAACCGCCAACCAATTTGCCCGCGTGTATGAAACCCTTTCTCCAGATGTTATTGACGATCTGGTGATGCACATTACTACTCAAGCACTGGACTCCGAAGAAAAAAAAGAATCTGGCGAGTAATTTATAACAACACTTCAGAGTTGCACACACAACTCGCCGTAATGAAGTATTTCAACTTGTCCTTACAGGACATGGAAAGCCTTAGCCAAGGGCTCTACGAAGCAATGCAAGCGTTCATGTTCCGCCATCCAGTGGACAGCACATTGCACATGGAGCTCTGCAAGATACAAAGCTTCCAACTTGGAGCAGCTGGAGTAAAAGATGCTCGCATGGCCTATGGAACATTCGAGGCACATTTCAACTTACCTGAATGGCTACGTGAAGAGTCCAGATTTGAACAAACGGATGACGAGATCAAGTTAGAAATAGAAAGAATGAAACGTGCAATGTCCAATAGTGACATGTACGAAGATCAGAAAGAATAACCCCAGAACGAACAAGAGGCGGCCAAGAGCCGCCTTTTTCATATCCCAAGAATAAAAATAATAAAGAGGATACCAAATGCCAAAAGGACAAACTTACCAAGCGGGATCCGTTGCTATCAACCTAGGCTTGAACAGTGCTCAGTTCAGTGCTGCTTTGGACGCTGCAAAGAACAGCATGGCAAAGGCTCAGAAAGCCATGTCTGCTTCGCTGCATACGCTGTCGCAAGGCATGAAAAAAATGGGCACTGTTATTAAGACAGTATCCAGCGGAATTGTTAGTGACTTAGGCGCTATAGGCGGGGCATTCAAAAGCCTTGCACAGAGCGCAATAACCCCGTCAGCGTGGATTAAAGGCTTTCTAGGCGTTAGTGCTGCAATCCTAGCGTGTACAACCCTAGCCGTTGCACACCGAAGAGAAATGGAGAACATCGCAGCAACGTACAAGCACACAAACAAGGAAATGTCTGCGTTCACCTATATTGCCGCAAGCACAGGAATTGAGTACGAGAAATTAGCCGATACCTTGCGTGAAGTGCAAGTAAAGGCAAATGACATTGTTGAACAAGGTGATGCTGCTTCAAGTCGTCTTAATGAGTTCTTCAAGATGAACAGCATGAACGCCAAAGAGTGGGCTAATTTAAAGTCCCCTATGGAAACACTCATTAAATTGCGTGAGTCCTATCAGCAAACGTTACAGCAAAAAGGCCGTGGTACTGCAACAGATATTCTTGATGAAATTGGCGACAGTGCATCAGAGTGCCGCAAAGCATTGGAACTCACCAACGCTGAATTCAACCGCCTTGTTGTTATGGGTACTGCAACCGCAGTTAATACAAACAACATCAACGATTCCATTGGGAAATTTAAAGAGCTGTTTGAAATAGGTGAACGTTTCCTTGTCGGTATTGTTAACCGCATCATGCCTGCTTTCACCAGTATGGTTGATGAATGGTTCGATTCCATTGTTACCACGTTAGAAGGCGGTAAAGGGAAAGAAGGTCTTACCGAGAACTTCAGAACTTACATCAACACTTGGAGTGATCGAATTTTCAAATTCCTGATGGATTGCTTGGACATGTTGCAAGTGTTCCTAGTGAAGTTGAATTCATTCATGGATGGCGCAATGAAGTTCTACAACGAAAAGGTAGCAACTAAATTTGGCGCTGATGTAGTTCAAACGTATGACGAAACTAAACTTGAAGGCAATGATAAGAATGTACACTCCAAGATCAAAGCCAACGAGATTGAATACGCCGTTACCAAAGCAGAAGCAGAGAAAGCTAAGGCTGAGGCCGCCGCGCTTACTAGAGTATTCGATAGAACAGCAGCTGAAGAAACACGTTTGAAAGAACTTGCGGAGATTCAAGCTAACTTCCGCAAAGTTGAAGAAGAGCATAATGAACTTCTGCAAGAAAAGATTCGCCTGAATAACACTTACATTAGTGATCAGAAAGTCCTATACAAAGACGCGAATGAAGCGCAGAAGAAAGAAATAGATAACAACGTTATCAAAGTTCAAGGGTATAAAAAAGTAACTGCCGAAATTGATAAGGTTCAAGGCTTACTTGTTAAGGTAGATAAGAAATCAAAGGAGGGCATTGAATTAGATGCACGTTTGAAGTTACTCCAGCAGCGTGAAGAGAAAGTAAAATCCAGCGCGTTGGCAGCACAAGAGGCAATTAAGAACAGCAACATTGTGATGCCTTGGAGCCAACAACCCACAATGTCATTCCAGAACCAAAAAGAAATAGATGACAGATACAGTTCATATGACGTAAGCGATGGCGGAGCAGCAGGATTTAGTTCAAAAGTAGGTGCAGCAGCAAACAAAGGCGCACTAGACGCAGCCGCTAAACTTCTTGAGGAATACACCGAAAAGGTTAAAGAGCAAAGAACAAAAATTGCGGATTTCATTGCCGAGAAGAACAACCAAGGCATGGATGAAACACTCAAGCGCGAAGCAGCAGAACGAAAAGCACTTGAGGACATGTACAAGGACTTGAACAAAACTGTAGAGAAATACTATCAGGATAAAATCAAGGCAGAAAAGAAAGGAAGTGCTAAGAGTGTACAACTCCAGAAAGAACTGCAAGCGGAGTTAAAGAAGAATCAGGAACAGCACGACAAGGACATGCAATCGCTTGCACTTGCGCAAGAGAAGCAACGCATTAAAGAAGTCGATGAGACTAACAAGGCGTTTGCGAAGAAGAAGCGCGAAATTGAAAAGCAATTCCAATTCAGCGGCACTACTAAATCAGTTTTCAAAACTGAACTTGAATCCCTTGAAGAGTCACTTGATGATTTCATCAATGCGTATGCAGAGAAACACGCCCAAGCAATAAAGGATGTGAATTCACTGGAATACAAAGAGTTCCAAAAGCTCCAAGAGGACAAGCTCAAAATTATTGAGCAGTACAACCAAGAAGCATTGAACCGTTATTACTCTACAATGACCGCAGCACATACCGCAGGGCAAGCAATGGCTTTGTCTAAAGGAAAGGGTGAATCTCCATTCCCAGGTATGTCTAATGATGATGTTGCCAACGCAAAAGACAACGTTAATCAGCAAGAGCAATTCATGGTTCAATCCAGTGATAACCTTGTGGATTACGCTGCCAAGAACAACAAGAAAATGTTCGAAATGAAGAAGAAGATGGATATTGCTAACGCGATAATGTCCACGTATTCAGCAGCGAACAAAGCGTTGGAATGGGGCGGGCCTATGGGTTACGTGATGGCGGCAATGACCATTGCACAGGGCTTGATCAACGTTAAGACCATTCAATCACAGGAATGGCAAGGTCAGGCGCACTCAGGTATAGACTACGTTCCAAATGAAGGTACGTGGAACCTTGCCAAGGGTGAACGTGTTGTTGGTTCCGCACTGAACGAAGACCTTACTCGTACACTCAGCGTTATTAACAGCGGGGGATTACAAGGTTCAAAAGGATTATCTATTTCGGCGCCTATGCACATCGAAGGCAACGTTGTAGATGAAGGATGGTTCGATTCTAAATTGAAAACTCACAGAGACAGCATTGCTGGACTTGTGCAGGAATACAATTCAGATAGAGGAATCTAACGGGATGTGGAACCCGTTGGGTTCCCTCCTTTCTAATAATAAAAACAATAAAGGGTTAAACCCATAGGAAGGGAAAATATGGATTTAAGTTTTGAATTCATCAAAGACATGACGTACCCACAATTCATAGCTTTTGTCTGTACTGTAGTAATCCCAGCTGGAATTGTGTGGCTACGTGGATACAACAGGGACAAAAAAGAAATGGAAACTAAGGTACAACAACTAGAAGATAATCTTCAGAAAGCACAAGCGGATCAAGCTGTAGTCAATACTCGTTTTCAACTTGAGATCACTTCAACTCAGGACTTGCTGAAGAAATTGGAGGAAGGTCAGGAAAGGATGCTTACACGTTTGGAAGCCAAGTTGGATACAAGCGTAAGTGAGCTTAGAGGGATTGTTATTCAGGAGATTAGCAAGAAGTAATACGGAAAGACTTGAGCCCGCTAAGCAATGTGACTTTACTTTTGTCAAAGATTTTCGCATTACGGAAAATCCGTTGACATTCGAAGGTGTACAATAACTGACTAAAGATAAAAATAGGGGTGCTCTACTTGTGGTAGGCACCCCATTTTTGTTCTACGTCAACTTATTTCATGGCTTGCAAATACACATAATGAAGCACAAATTAATCCATTCAATTCATAAGGAGAATAAATATGGAGAACATTACAAACAACTCAATCACCCAAAAAAATGTTGACCTAGAGATCAAAGAATTTTTTGAAGCACTATCCCAGATGCCGAAAAAGTCCAAGTGTGGTCGCAAGAAAAAACTGACTCCAGAACAAACGAAAGTAGTCGCTGAGAAATACGCAGAAGGGGAATACACCATAGAGAGTATTGCGCTTGCTATGCGTGTATCTCCAGAAACTATTCGTCGCGCGGTCAACCAACTAAACGAATAACGTATACGAAATAACGAGGTAACAAATGATTATAGACGACAACATGTTAAAGACAGTAAAGCTCAACGAGGGCTGTATTGAATACCAAACCAAAATGAAATACTTCCGAGCGGGTAGATTCTTCGTTTACAAGGACAGTTTAGGGTTCGATACAATAGGCTATGGTCATTTGTGTACCTCTGCTGAAGTACAGAAGTACAAGCAAGGAATTAGTGAAATAGATGCAAACAATCTACTTGCATTGGACTTGGGCAAAGCAGAACAAGGAGCACGGCGTTTGTTCCAAATGAACAGACACAGTACCCAAGTGCAGCGTGTACTTGTTGAAATGGTATTCCAGCTAGGTGAAAGCAAAGCAGCACAATTCAAGAAGTTCAAAATGCAACTGGAAGCAAAAGAGTACAAATTGGCAGCAGGTGAGCTCAAGAATAGTAATTGGTTCAGGCAAACCCCCAATAGAGTACAAGGGCACATTAATGTGCTTCTAAAGGAGTAAAGAATTAGAAATAAGGAGAATAAAATGGAATGGAACACACCTAGTCAGTACAACACGTTCAACGCGCAGCATGTTGATGAAGGTCGTAGGCCAAAGTTTGGTGAACCTACGTTCGTTGCCTCTGTGAGACTGCCTGTTTCTTCACGTGAAGATTACAACAGCAATAGAGGAACAATTGCACGGGATGTATTGGATATTCTAAACAAAAAGAAATGATTCAGGGGCAGCAATGCCCCTTTCGCATTTCTTGCATTCATTTAGTGGCGAATTTATTGGCTCATTAATAAATACAAATGAGGACAAACATTAGGAGGATGTATGGCAAAGATACGGTTTAACCCAATTGGCGGTTTAGATTGCAACGAAGAGATCCATTACACAGCCGAAGAATTCAGTCAGTTACCCAGAGAGGCTATTAATGTTCCTAATTACAAAGAGATAATAAATGCAAGACGGCATCCCAGAAAAGAATACAACAGACGCAGGGAAGAAGGCGAAGCGTACTTTCTCAGTGATGAATACCTCCAAGGCGATGGACTCATTACAGAGCTGTACCCTGAACTCTTCATGTCCTTCGAAGAATACAAGAAGTCTAACAGGTAAAGAACTAAAGGAGTGGAAAGCACAGCAACTTCAGAAACAAAATGGATGTTGCGCCTTGTGTGGTAAAGAGCTGTTGCTAAGTGAAGCGCAGGGAGACCACAACCACTTGAATGAAGGGCTCCAGAAGAATGCACACAGGCTTCGTGGTGTTTTGCACCGTAGCTGTAACTCAGTCGCTGGAGTGTTGTGGAAGGCGCTTGTGCGCGGCGGTATTGTGAACAAATTGGGATCAGAGGGTGCATTGGAGTATCTACAGGCGACTTCCGTCTACTTGGCCGAGGATTACACCAATGCGCCTTTTCATCCCAACAGAACAAAAGACGAAACTAAGCGCCTCAAGCGCCTATCCAAAAGCGAATTGTTAGTAGAGGCAACACAGGTAGGCGTAGTTCTTCCAGAGAAGATAACAAAGGAAGAGTTAGTTCAGAAAATAATTCAGAAAATCCGCTGATTTTGCCATTCATTACGCCAGTAAATTCGCCACTAAATGCTAAATACAATTGTAGAGAAACGTCCTAAGGAGACTAAAAATGATTCAGATGAAAAGGATTGCTGTTTTGATGTGCATTCCACTTTTACTAAGTGGCGTTGTGTACCACGAACAGGCCAGTGAGCCCCAGCAACGCATGATAATGGTTAATCCAGGTCATCTTACACCGTACGGCGTTAACCATGCCCCTGCATCAGATGCGCTCCACGCGGAACCCAATACAGATGACACTGTATTCCAAATGACCCTGATGAAAAAATAATTCAGATTATTTGCCCGAAATGTTAAACAAATTCAGTTTAAATTGTTATAATAAAGTATAGGCCAGCAACAACGGCTTTGTTTGCAAATTCCTTATAATAACAAAAGTTTTACCACTGCTCACTACAGTGTTTTTCATTACAACTCCTTATGATGTAGCTTAAAGAGCCCTTCGGGGCTCTTTATTTTACTCATTCGGTTGCGAATTTATTTGCGAAACATAAATACAGTATAGACAAAACAACAAGAACAAAGGAGCTCCAGCATGTTGGAACAAAAGAAGAAAGTAGGTCGCAAAGGCGTATCTAAAGAAGTAGCTCAAGAAATGTTGGCTTTGAGTAATCAGAACTACACATTGGAGAGTATAGGCAAAAAGTTCAATTTGAATAAGAGTAGTGTAAGCCGCACTATTCAACGTCTCAAAGATGGAAAGTATGACTAACAAGAAAGCCCCAAGTGCAGGAACACTCAGGGCTTAGGAAGGTAAAACTAAAAGGAGAAGAATCATGTCAAAGCTGCTAACAAATACCACGTTCCTCTATCAACTATTTATCCAAACAAATTTGTTTTGTTATCCCTCGGATACAACAGATACCAAGTTTTGGAAAGTAGATAGGAAGGGTGTTGCAAAGCCAAGTAAAACTATGTTGAAGCAATTCGAAAAAGCAAAGTCCGCAATGTGCCAAATGGTTGCGTTGTCCGTAAATGATAAAAGCGAAGATACGGAAGACTTTCAGTTCAGCATTCAAAGCATTGCTGGCCTGTTTGGTCGCAAGGAAACATTTTATACATGGAATGAAATTTGGAATGTGTTCAACAAGAGCAGCGTACATCTTTCGAAAGAATACGCAGGTGATGATGCAGCTCGTCCTTGTGGTTACATGTGGACTTCCACTTTCAAATCTAAACTTGCAGATTTGATGGATTCACTGGCTAATGATACGTGTACGGTATCATTTGAGGATTTGAGCTCAGCACCAGCCGAGGAAGAACCTGAGCATGATCTAGTCACATACATTACCCCTAATGTTAACGCATTACGCGAAGCCATTACCGCAAAGGATATGAGCCTAGATGAGCGCCTGTATGTATGGGCTTACTGTAGAGTAGCAGAACACTACAACGGCAGAGTACCCCAGTACTACCACTGTACACTGAACTCTAAGCGTTATTACGGCTTTGGTAAGCTTGGCATTCAAGGGTTAAACAAGAAGCTACGTAACCTGTTAATGCAAGGTTATAACCAGTACGATCTGAACGCATCAGCAGTAAGCATCCTTTGCAGTGTAGCCCAAGGCTTGTACCCTACCCTCCAACGGTACGCAAGCCAAACTAAAGCATTCCGTTTGGATATTTGTAATAGATGGACGAAACACGGGTTAGATGTTGATACGGTGAAGCAAGCCATTACAGCAACGTTGTTTGGCTGGAACATCAATAACCAAAAGTATTCCAAAACTCAGATACCCCAAGCATTAGTGTACTGTTTAGTCCATGACGAAGACTTCAACATGTTAGTTTCTGAATTTGAGAAACTAAAGAATGAATTGTTCCCTATTACCAAAAAGAAGGAACAGCAGAAGCAAGCGAGTGCGTTCTACCAGAATTTAGAGACTCGTATAATGTCATTCATCAGGAACAGCACGTATGATCCAAGTGATTGTTTGATGGTACATGATTGTATCTATACCAGAGACGTAATAGACATAGATGATGTACGTAATGAGATAGATTATATCTACGGAGTGCAAATACAAATCAAAGAGGAATGAGACATTATAGAAGGCGCACGCTACCGCGCGGCCTTGAGGTTAGTTCGCAGAGCAACGCGAAGGAAGCATAACATTACCACTATGTAGCACAGTTTTGAACAATTCATACTAAATCAGTAGGGTATTCTACTAATGTTCAAAACTGTGCTACATAGTGGTAGTTGCTTGCCTCTCGCGTAATGTTACTAGCCTCATTACTTCCAGTTAACTCCCGTTAATCCATTAATAAACTTCTAGGCCGCTCGAAGAGTGCGCCTTCTAGATTACTCCCTTAGATAATAAAAGAGGAATTTACTCATGACTTCTAATACTCCTAACACAATGACTCTAAAAGAGATCAGAGCTCATTTAGCACAACAACGAGAACAAGCACTAGCTGAACAACAACAGCATTATGAAGAAGTCCTACGCAAGTACGAAGAAGCACAACAAGCAGGACAACGAGCTGCTGAAGACAGAATGGCTTTGGAGTGCGCAATTCATGACATGGCCGAGACTTATAATAACAAGTAAGGAGAACAACAATGAAACCACTGAAGCGTAAAGAAGGCGAAACCCAACAAGAATTCCAGAAGCGTTGCATCGAAGAGATCAAACAACGCGAAGCACAGCAGCAAGCAAACGCTGTACAAGGCAAGCCCAAAGCACACAAGCCCAAAGCGAAGGCCAAGAAGAAGCCCAGAAAGTACAGCCTAGGCCGACACTTGCCACATGCAAGCAGTAACAAGCAAAAGCAGTAAAGGACAAAATAGGGCACTAAAACAAGCCATTTACAGAGAAATAATGCAAGGAACCTAGTGAATTCCTCGCGAAATGGCTTGTTTTGGGCTCCTAAGGAAATTGCAGTATAAGGAGCAGTAAAATGATGTTAATCGAGAGTACCAAGTTACCCCTAGCTGATAGAGGCTATATCTACTTTGCAGAAATGACTATAGACGGTGATACGTTCATTAAGATTGGCTACAGCAGAAACCCATTAAAGAGATTCCAAACGGACGAATTTGATGATGTAGACGCGCACATTAAGTTCAAGAACATCATCCCAATGCAAGATTGGATGTTTGACTTCCCAGAAGGTAATCCATCAAGCGACTACTGGGAACAACGCTTGCACAATGTATTAAGAAGATCAGAGTACCATTACACTCCAGATCATGAATTCAGCGGCATTACAGAGTGTTACAAGCTGGATACAGTAGGCTATAGAGCAGCTATAGATTACCTTGAAGAGAGCTTACAGGACATGGCCCCTGCATTGTGTTATTGCATTCAGTACTGATTGATATTAATGCCACGAAATACGCCAATAAATACAGTACAGAATAACCCAAAATAAAGGATTAAACATGTACGACACCCTTCCAGAAGTGAAGGGGCGTATCTTTGTTTCAAATTATAAAGTCCAAAACGAGGCACCACTTCAAGTAAACACCTCGCAAAACGGAAAAGTATCAACGCGCTGGACTGGTGTTCAGCGTTTTGATTTTACTGTCCGTGTAGAAGCATTTGGACATGAAAACATTCGTGCATTAAAGGCATTCTTCCTTTTGCACATAGATACCCCCTTCTATCTTACCTTTCCCCAGCTCCAAGGAGCATCCCTTTCAAACAGCATTGTTTCTGCTAATACAGCAGCAAGAGCTTCTAAAGTTCCAGTAAGCGGTCACAAAGGCGTTATTCAAGCCGGTGATTTCATTACGTTCATGAACCACACTAAAATGTATCAAGCCCTGAATGCAGTTAAAGGTTCAGGTACTCTCAATATCTTCCCTCCATTACGTAGCGATGTGAAAGCACAAGAAACCATTTGCACCCAACAAGTAAAAGTCCTTGTTCGTCTTACCTCGCCTATTACTGAAGCGTTTGATGATGTGGATTGGAACTGTACTTTTGAATTCGAGGCAAAGGAGGCGTTCTAATGGGAATATTTGGAGGAAAAAGCAAACCCAAGGATTCCAACTATATCAACTTCAATAGTGCGTATACCTCACCGTATGCACAAACAGCTATTGAAGAAGCAATGATGAAAGATTTGGGTTACGTAAGACAAATTCAACCAAGTGATTTATTCAAGTACCTTGGGACACCCAGACACCTTGTTGAAATAACATTTCCGGATAGAACACTTCGTATTTGCAATGACCCCTATGGTGACATCATGGCAGGCGGGAAGCGTTTCATTAGTGACGGTACACTCCAAGCATTTGAGGACAGCGAAGAAACACCGGAGCTAAATCAGCGTGGATTGACAGTAACACTATCAAGTGATTCTGATACGTTAATTACGTTGTTCAATACGTTGAATTACGTAAGAGCTCCAGTATCTGGATACCACGCTTACATGGATCATACTTCGGGATCAAACGTTCCATTGTTTGTTATTGAATTCAGCAGAGGATTTATTGATCAACCTAAGTTCGTGTATAACAACCTCACAGGGAAATCGGAATTCAAAATCACCACAACAAGCATCTTGGAAAAGTTGAACAACGCTACAGGCGCACGGACTGCAAACGCTGTCCATCAAGCCAATTTCCCCGGCGATAACTTCTTCAAGTACGCTAACTCAACACAGGACTCAAAGAAGAAAATATGGAAAATGTTGTAACTTATCAGAAGAGCAAACACACACTATTCCTTGAAGGAATTGACTGTCTGCGGCAATTGGAGTTCGATCAATACAGAGCAACTGCATTCATGTTTGATGCAGTGCTTGGCAGCAATGATCTAGAGAAACTCCAATACAAAACCCTAAGAGGTGCAAAGGGCGCAATACAAAAAGCATTTGGTACTCCAACGTTGATGGATTACGTTTTGAGTAAAGACCTAGAAGAGATTCCTGCTGTTCTATGCGGGCCAGGTGATTTCCTTGTTGTTACAGATGATCCACATGATGACATTGCATTTAATTGCGGCATGAAGTGGGTATTCTTCAACGATAACGGCATCCAATTGGACAAGCTGGATATAAAGACAGTACCCCTAGAGGATCACAATAAAGTAAGAGCATTTAGACTCTCGTAATAAGAATAAAGAACCTCCACCTATAATAATAACAAAGGAGATACTATGTGGTTTGCAGTTGCAATGGCTGTTGTTTCGCTTGCGATGTCAGCGTATGCCATGATGAACATGCCGAAGTTCAACCAAGATGATAGTGGGGTTGAATTAGCTGACGCTGGCGCAGCCCAAGAAATAAACTTTGTATACGGTAGAAGCCGTGTGCAATGCAATAAAGTATTTGAAGACGTTGCTCGGCAAGGGCAATCAGAAGTTTCAGAAGGGGACTGGCTATCTGTTGTTGCAGTTGCAGGACAGGGCCCATTCCATGCTCTAAAGCAAATCTATGTTAATGGTACACCTGTACTAAAGGATTCGTGGAAACAGTTTAACGCTGCTTCGTGCGGCGTTATAGGCAAAGAACACATCGAGGATAGATTCAGCGGTCACGTTCAAATCCAGTTCAACATGGGTGAGAAGGATTACTTCTACAGCATGATTAACCAGATGCACCCCAAATGGGATAAGACGTGTGTAGGTAAAGGAATTGCGTCCGTAGCGTTGAAGATTCTGCGTGACCCATACAAGGGCGAAATCCAAGCCTCTCCACAAATTGAAGTAGAAGTAGAAGGTCGCCTTGTCAGGGATATTCGAATGACATCAAGCGTACCCGTATACAGCTCTACAATGGGCACACCTGGGACTAACCCTGCATTGTGTATTCTGGATTACCTTGTGCATCCTAACGGCGTTGGTATCAGCTGGGATGACATTGATGAATACAGCTTTGCTCAACTTGCTGGGTACTTTGACAAGTTCAATTATCGTTGCAACGGTGTAGTGAACCAAGGCCAAAGCATCAAAGCAAACTTAGAGGCACTACAAGCAGATTTCCAATGTGTTATTACCAAGCCCATGAATAAATGGACTTTGATTTCATGGACGCCTGACGTAGTTGATGTTGAATTTACTGAAGATGACATTCTTGAAAAAGACGTTGAAATTAGTTGGGGTTCAAGCAAACTAAATTTCAACAGACTTGAAGTTGAATACCAAGACGCAAGTAAGGAATTCCAGAAAGATATTCTTTCGTATCCAGCATGTACCAACGACGAACTAATTGCAAAAGATGGGAACGTTACAGTAAAGAAAATAGAAGCTAAATTCACTACTTCAAAAGAGCAAGTGGATAGATTTGCTTCTGTGTATTATGAAAGCAATCGTAGCCTTTGCGTTTTGAAATTCAAAGGTAATGAGAAGGCATACAATAGCCAAGTAGGTGATATTGTTCAGGTTACGCACGGCAAGTTCCAGCTGAATAAGAAGCTGTTTAAAGTCGCTGCAATCAAACGGAGCACTACTGTAGAAGAAACCGCAACGGCTGAAATTACCCTAGCGGAATACACGCCTACCGCGTTTGATACAACTCACACCTCTAATACAGGCGATGCGGTTGTAATGCCGCCTGAAGTAGTGGACAAGCCGCACAACCTACGTTTCACAGTTGCTGAAGTAGGTGATACCTTTACTGGTTGTTTGCGTTGGGATAGAGCGTATTGCTACGATTTCCTTGAGTACGTAGTTGAATACAAGCTTTCAAGTCAGCCTGAATCCGAATGGCAACACTACGGAAGAACACAGAATAACGAAATGTACCTGTTCAATTTACACGGTGCTTATTATGACTTCCGTGTGTTTACTCGTACTCGCTTCATGAAAACATCTGATTTTGAATACCTGTATAAAGTCGATGTTGTTGATGACACAGTGCTTCCTAAAGTAACTGGATTGAAACTTGTTACCACAAATAAAGACAAAGGAATTACTGATACAAGGAATTTCGAAATTGTTTGGGATTCAATGGATGATGTTGCAGTTAAACCTGATCTCCAAATGCTCCCCAATGCAACAGGATACCAAACTGTTGCAACAGTGAAGAAAGGCTATGAAGTAGAAATATCACATGGCACTGTATACAGACGTACGGTATACACTACTGAACCTAAATTCATCTATACCTTCGACATGAACGTACTTGATGGAACATCTCGCTATGTTAATTTCAAAGTACGTATTCTTTCAAAAGGTGGAAGTAAATCACGTGAGCCTGCTGTTCTGGAAGCAAAGAATAGACAGTGCCAACAGCCTAACGTTGTTGATACCAAGGGTGAGCCAGGCGGTGTTCAAATACGTTGGGATAAGTGCCTTGAAGAAGATTACCAAGCAACTAAGGTCTATCTGAACAGAACAAAAGGTTTCACCCCTAGTGATGCAGATATTCCCAAGAACGCAATTATTACTGATACTCACATGTTCTACAGTAACCTGTCAGGCATTTGGTATTGTCGTGTTGCTCACTATGACGTATTGGGCCAAGACGAATTGCAGTTCTCTCCGGAGTACCCACTAAACGCCTTTTCTGTAGAAGACATGATGACCAAGCTGGATAGTGAAAACAATAAACTAATCATGGAGTCCATGAAGGGTGTAGAAACTAAACTAGATGCAGACATCAAAAAGGCAAGTGCAGACGCCAGCACAGCCCTGAAGACTTCAACAGACGCTTTGAATGCAGAGCTGAAGAAATCAAATGCAGAAATTGCAAGCGTAAAGCAAACCGTAAACACTAACCAGCAAAAGGCAGCACAGGACATCAATGCACTCCGCGTTGAAATGACCACTGCTGATGCAGCGTTACAGGCAGGAATAACAGCAACGAATAAAGCGTATGCAGACGCAGACAAGGCACTAGCTGAAAGTGTTACCAAGCTACGTTCGGACACAACTACGCTTGTTGCGGACACTAAGAAAGAACTGAATGCCACTATTACCAAAACAGAACAAACACTAACAGCAAAGGACGAGGCAATATCAAAGTCCGTGAATGACGTTAGCGTAAAGCTGAACGGTGTAGATGCTACAGTAAAGACCCAAGCTACAGCAATTGCAGACATCAACGGAAACTTGAGTGGTCAGTACAGTGTAAGCGTATCCGCAAATGACGTATTTGGTGGTTTCACGCTGTATGGTGACACCAAAACAAAAACATCTAAGTTCATTATTTCTGTAGATGACTTCATGGTTGTTAATCCAAAGACTTCAACCAAGACGCCAGTGTTTGAGATCAAGGACGGTAAGACATTAATCCTTAATGCTCTTATTAATGACCTCGGCGCAAGCAATATTAGAGCGGGTTCAATTACTGTAGATCGCCTAGAAGCAAACTATGCAGATATAACCATAGCAAAGATTTCCGATGGCACAATTACGTTCGCTAAGATTGAAGATGTTATTCAAAGCTCCAATTACGTAAAAGGCCAGAGCGGCTGGATGCTCAACAAGTCAGGTTACTTGGAAGCGAGTAACGCTAATATCAGAGGGAACATTACAGCAAGTGACATCAGCGGTTCTATCATCAGAGGATCCATGTTGATCACTGATTCCAACAGTGAAGTATTACTTCCGACTGATGCCGATGGTAGAGGTGGATGCACTTACGTTTGCCAAGGTACAGCAGATGCGTCTATGTCACTGGGGCGCGTAAATGCCTCCTATTACTGGACGCCGTGGACTGACATGGCAACTTACGAGTATACCGCAGAAGGTTACACAACCTCTTCAGGCGGTACTAAAGTAATGTCTAATACTCGTAGGTTCAAACATGCCAATAACCACATGTGGTGGAACTCAAGTGTTGTTATTGCTCCGCGTGTATTCAATAGCGTTTACTTGGAGTGGATTCTTCACAACGGGCAGAGCCAGCAATTAGCGGCTCAGAGTGGCCGTATCAACTGCGCTTCTCAGAAGTGGAGCCATAGAGGCACGGACACCAGCCCTACACCTGGATATATTGCTCCATTGCAAGGTAACATCAACGGTATCAACTACAGGCTTACCTTTGCATGGGAATTGAAAGAGTCTCATACTGAAGGTATGGACATGTATCGACCTGTTGTTTACAGAGAATATTACTCCTATGTTTCTAAAGTAGAAATCTGGGGCGAGTTCGATGTGAGTTACACAGGCGGAGCTTCCAGAGCAATGCGGGCTAGAGTACAAGTTACTCCGGACTGTATGCAGCCAAGCGAAGGCGGTGGTATTTGCACTATAGAACGCTTCTCCATGTATACACAGCAAGCCAACTTGAAATAAGAATAGGGAGCCTAGTGCTCCCTTTCTTCATTTAATTTGCCATTAATTGAGCCAATAAATACAACACAGAGGAGAAACACATGATAACAATGACCTCAAAAGAGATTCCATTTAACCTAGATATTACTACAGGACATGACAAGTTTATTTGTGCAGGAGCACCACTAGAGACAATTCCTCTTATTCAACGAATATCGAAGGCTTTCATTAATGAAGGCTTTTCTGTAGGTGTTGTTTCAACGTATCAAATCACGTTGGATTCCCAAATGTTCATTTGTTTATGGGATGCAACGTTCGCAACTAAAGTTGATGTCTGCATTTATTACTTTCCTGAAATAGAGATGTACCACTTGCCAAACGTGAGCATCAATGACTTCCAGCTTGCTCTTACTGTAGAGAAAGAACTCAAAGGCTTCATAGGCACACAAGTAATCTACAACGCGCAAATGGCACAAGGACTTACTAGAGCCCAAATCTGCTTACTCCAAACGGATCCAATAATGATTCGTGATCTAGAGCGAGCTGTATTTGGGGACAAGCCAACTGCACTTTCAACGTACAGAGAAGAACTAAGAAAGGAGGCTAACAACGAATATGAACAATACCAGATCAATAACGTTCGTAGTGAATAATCACTTTTTGATTTCCGCAAGTGGGATTAATACTTTCCTGTTGCACTTGAAGGAATTCAGCAAGAGAAACAATATTGAACTAACCGTGTACAGCACCACGCCAGATGGCCCTAACTTTTTGAGTCGTGAAGTCCTTGCAAGGAAACACGATGTAGTCATAACAAACGACCTAGAGAGCGCGGCACGTTGCAAGCGCATCAAGTGCCACATGAAAGTGAATTACTTGCACATTGGCGATGTTCATGCGTTTGGCTATGACGAGTTCAAATACAACGACATGGGCGCGAGTTACGTGTTTGAATACACGAACATCCTAAAGGACTTGACCGTAAGCGTATCGCAGAGCACTCAAGTTAAAGACCTTACCCAACGTGGCATTAAGAGTAATTTACTCCCAATGCCATTCTACCCAACAGCAATAACCCCTCCAGTTAAACAAGAAGGTATTATTTCAGTAATGCCTGATTGTCCTCGCAAGAACCTCGATTTCTGTTTGCAATGCCCTTCTGATATTCCATTTACCTTTGTGGGATGTACAACAAGAACACTTCCTTTGCATTTCACCTCTGCGCTTGTTGATAACAGTTCAATCAGTGCTTTGATTGCACAGCATAAGGTTTTGTTACTTCCAAGTTATATTGATACCTATGGGTACGTATTGCTTGAAGCAATGCAATACACGCGCCCTGTATTGCTTAATCAAAGATGGAATGCAGAACTTCCTTTTGACAAAGTGCAATCATTTAGTGAAGTCCAAGCGTTGATGAACAAAGCCTATACTCCAGCGTTTGATATCTGGGAGTACAGCACAAACACAGAAAAAGAATGGCTACGCCTATTCCAATAATAATAAGAACAAGGAACAACAATGGCAATTATCAAGAATGATGTTGCTCGTGCGGATTGTGAACTGCGCACGGGTGACGATTACCGAGTACGTGTTACGTACAGAGAACAAGAAGGCGACAATGATCCGGCTCCTGTTGATTTGACTAACGTTCAAATCAACGGCAAAGCACGGACAGCGTATAACGTAGATGCAGACTCCTTCCCACTTCCTATTACCAAAGCGGATCAAACAAAAGAGAAAGGCGTGTTCTATATCCTGTTGAGCAAGACGTTGACTACTCAATTCCGCCCAGAGAACAGACCACGTAAGTTTCTATTTGATTTGGAATCCGTGGATGCAGACGGTTGGACAACCACGTTCCTAGAAGGAACTCTAGTGTTTATTCAAGACGTAACGAACTAATAAGAATAACAGACTGAACCGAAAATAATAATAATAACAAAGAGGTTACAATGATCAATAAGACGGTCTTAATTACTTTTGAACTCCTGAACGGAGCAGGTGCAGTAATTCGTGGTGTTGCTGCTGATGCAGTGCTGCCACCTATGGGCACCATCAAGAACTTCCAAGACCTTGCTGATGTGCCTTTGTACAAAGGACACAAGGGTAAAGGCGTATTCATCACAGCTAAAGAGGATGGTGTTGAATACATTGACGTTCGCGCTGAAGTGCGAGCCTTAGATAAGAAATCAACTGATGCTGATACAAAATTCCGCGCGGACTTGGACGCTGCTATTACTGAAAGTAAATCAGCAGATTCTGTACTTCGTGCAGACTTGAATAAGCAAATCAACGACAGCAATACTCAGGACGCTACACTCCAAAAGAACATTGATACAGAAGCAAAAGCTCGTTTGGATAAAGATAACAATCTCCAGACCCAAGTTACGAATGAAGTTAACACTCGTACTTCAGAAGTTGCTTCTCTAAAAGCTGCGGACACTAACGAAGCAAAAGCTCGTGCAGACGCAGACACTGCAATTACCAATACCGTAAACGCAAACAAGAAGAAAGCCGATGATGACATGACTAAAGTTCAAGGTCAGATTGGTACTCTTACTGCAAACACCTCCGCAAAGGATGTTGAACTCCAACAGAACATTGATGCTCTGCAAGCCAATGTGACTGCAATGGATACGAAGCACACCAACACCAACACCGCACAAGATACCAAGATTGCGAACATCGAAAAGAACTACGCGCCTAAGACGTGGGTTCAAGAAGAAATCAAGAAGATTTCTATTACTGAAGTGTTTGTTGTTGCGGATCGCAAGGCTCTGCCGGATCCTAAATTGCACTTGGGTGATTTCTACTTCTTAACTGCAACCAATGAATGGGTAGTCAGTGACGGCACCAAGTACGTAGATATTACTGGTGTTATTCCGGATTCAATTACTGCTGAATTTGAAAAAGTAAATGCTCGCATTACCTCAGAGATTTCTACTCTTCTGCCTACTATCAAGCCTGCTTACGAGTGGTTGAAACTTGGCGGGTACACTAGTTCAGAACAAGAACTCATTGTGTCTTTGAATAACATCAAAGGCTTCAATCCGAATACTTGTCTGAAAACCACAGGCGGAACCATTACCGGTTATGTTCTGTTTGACCAGACTTCATTTACTGACAACAAGCAGTTGGTGAATAAGAAGTATGTAGATGACAAGTGCGCTGCTGAACGTACCAACACTAACGCTGTAGATGCAAAGAACGTATCGAAAGCAGGCGATACAATGACTGGCACCTTGACAGCAGCTTCTATCAAGAACGCAATCCAAGTTAATGGTCAGGGTTCTGTATCGTTCCAAGACGCAGCTAATACGCGGTTCCATTTAGTTTCAGAAGGTAATTACTTCAAGCTGAAACATGGCAATAACGGCGAAACCGAAATCATGTCATGCGGTTCCAACGGTGATGTGACCGCAGCCAATTTCATGCAGAGCACAGCACAAAGCTCCGCATCCAATTCTTCAACTCGTAAAGACTACGTAGATGCACAGATTAAGGTTGTTGATGACAAGAACTTCACCAACGTTAAAACCGCACTGTCCGTTCACTTGAATACTCTAGGCGCAACTACATCAGCAGGTGTCTATTACCAGCCAGCAAACCAAGGCGCAACTACAGCAAACGGCTACCCAATGGCCGAAGCAGGTACTCTTATTTGTACTCTGTCCGCGTATGGTTGCCAGCAAGAATACACTACGTTCAACACTGGTCGTAAGTTCGTGCGTGGCCTCTCTGCTACTTGGAACGGTACTGATGGCCCGTGGTACGCATGGAAAGAGATGTACAGTACCAACAAGAAACCAACCGCAGCTGAAGTAGGTGCATTGCCTATCGTAGGTGGTGTTGTTACTGGGAACCTTGAAGTAAAAGGTAACTTTACGATCAACGGTGAAGACCCAAGAGGTTCAGTAGGCCCTAAAGGTGATCAAGGCATCCAAGGCCCTAAAGGTGACAAGGGAGACAAAGGCGACAAGGGTGCAACTGGTGACAAAGGCGCTACAGGCGCACAGGGCGCTATCGGGCCTAAAGGTGACACTGGCGCACAGGGTATACAAGGCCCTAAAGGTGACAAGGGAGATAAAGGCTTACAGGGCGACAAAGGGGACAAAGGAGATAAAGGAGACAAGGGTGCAACTGGTGAAGCCGGTATTAGTGGTGAAATCCAGTGGACTGCAAAAGTTAAACAGGGAGTGTGGTCAGCTATTTGCGCGTTGACTACAGAACAACTAGGGTCAAAAGCAATTATTACTGTAGGTCATACTCGTGGAAATGTGGTTGTGAATGCGATGTTCTTGGTAGCTGGTGGTCATTCAGGCCATGCAACCTTAACTCAACTTGAAAGCCATGGTTACACTCAAATCCAAGCTCGCGTTTGCGTGTTGGCTGATGGTAACAACGTTGAATTGGAGTTGCTGGATATTGCCGCTGGTACTGCTGGTGCAGAAAATAGCTACACCGTAAAGGCATCTAACGTATTTGGTGGATTGAACAAATATACCACGTTTGTTGCAAGTACCGGAGCGGCAAAAGAAACACTGACTACAGAGTACAAAGCAATAAAGATTGGTGACAATAAAGTGTACCATCAGGGGTTAAATCCTAGCGCTGCTGACGTTGGTGCTGTTCCTAGCGGTCGCAAAGTAAACAACAAAGCACTGACTGCTGATATTACTCTTAGTGCTGCTGATGTAGGTGCTGTTCCGCCAGAAAGAACAGTTAACGGAAAACCGTTATCTGCCAACGTGGTATTAGCGGCTGCTGATGTGAGTGCTGTTCCAACAACTAGAACGATTAACACTAAGCCGTTGAGTGCCGATGTTACCTTAACTGCTGCGGACGTGAATGCTGTACCAACAACAAGAAAAGTAAACAACAAAGCATTGACTGCTGATATTACTCTTAGTGCTGCTGACGTTGGTGCTTCTCCAACTGCGCACACTCACACAGGTGCGCTTAATACCCCGATCGGATTGGGCACTGAGGACTTGGATACTCTGAAAACACCTGGTCATTATGCTCAACATGCAAACGCGAATACCTCTGCTGAACGCCACTACCCAGAGAATAACGCAGGTGGGTTAATTGTTACTTCAGGTGCAGGCGTACAACAACGTTACCACGTCTATAATACAAACCGAATTTATACTCGTGCGCAGTACGACTCCGGCCCATGGACAGCATGGAGCTTGAATTTCAACACTACAAATCCTCCTACTGCTGCTCAAGTTGGTGCATTACCAACCGCAGGCGGAACAATGTCAGGTAACTTAACCATCAATAACGGTTCACCTACTATTACTCTGCAAGATACTGACAACCTGCCCGCCATGCTGCACAACAACAGCAACCTGTTCTATATCCTACGCGGTGGCAGTGCTAACGCTACTGGATGGGACGGTGGCCCAAATGGTCGTCACCCAATGACACTGAACCTAGCAAACGGCGATGTCGTGTTCAGTGGTAACGTAGTTGCGTATTCAGACAGACGCTTAAAGAAAGACATAACCCCTCTAGAAGGTGCTTTGGACAGCGTGCTGAAACTGAACCCTGTTCATTATAAGCGCATAGGTGATGACACGCCAGATCGCTTGCAGTGTGGTTTCATTGCGCAGGAGTTACGTGAAGTGATCCCTGAGGTTGTTATCGAACAACAAGACGAGGATAAAACCTTAGCTGTGGATTACGCAAAACTGGTTGCTTATATGGCTGGTGCTATTCAAGAGTTGGAAGCTCGTATTGCTAAACTTGAAGGAGGTAAGTAATGGCAATTCACGGATGGGGCACTCCGGTGTCCATTTACGAAATCGCTGTTGAATTAGGGATAGGGGCCACTGGCCTCTCCCTTAATGATTCAAGGGTACGCACTCTTCTGGGTAATCCTTCAGGTGCAGTCTACATGTCCAATGCTTACGGTAAGAGTAACAATTACGTTGGTTCACTTGTTATTGCGAATAGTGGCGTAAACAGTGGTGTTTATAGGCCAAACGCATCAAGTAATTGGTCATACGGTAGTTTGACGCCCGCAACCGCTTACGGCGTTGCTCTATTACAGTTCGCGTGGACTGTAGATAGATACGACAACACAGGTGATGGAGTACTTCAGTTTGCATCTGCAATAGGCGGAAGGTTCTTAATCAACGTGAATGGAAACCAGTGGTACAGTGGATATGATAACGGCGGTGGTGTATTCGTTGTTCCGCAAGCGTGTACGCAGTGGCTTGAGAATGGAAGCGGTGGACTCACCTTAACTCTTATTAAAGCGTAACAGCTCTTTTGTTCTCTTTTGTTGTAGATATAAATCATTCTGTATCAATGGCTTGCGAAAGTTTTTATTTTATTTTGGACTTTTTTTCGAAAAACTTTGCAGGCGGATTATGTTAGTCCTGCGCTGATTGAGCGCATCTAACCACAAGGACTAAACATATGAACACCACATACAACATGACCCCTAACATCTCTATTACTCTTCCAGATTGCTCAATTGATATGCACGGCTATACCGTTATTGATGCGCATGTTTATGAACGTAATAACGTTGATACTGATATGTACATCGGATGCAAGGCTGTTAGTCTTCGCGAAGAGCACACACAACACAAAGATATGGTAGCTGTTGTTACTGTGCTATTCCCGAACGATCGAGTAGAGCTCTTCTCAAGTAGCTGGATTTATAACGGTACAGGTTGGTATTACGGTGAAGAGCAACCCAAGGAATGGGAATACAACATGTGTTATGACCATCACATTCTTTCTCGTATAACAGCGCGAAAACAGATCTAATTGGGATGAAATAATTATTGCAGTAATACGGCTCTTTTGTTTGTTATTATAATAAAGTAGCTACAACAAAGGAGAAGTAATATGTTTCTAAAAGATAACGACAGTGATGAATGGCTGGAGTTTGAAATATACAGTACAACGTGGAAATAACGAAAGGGAGCCTAGTGCTCCCTTTTCTTTTGACTGCCGTGCTTAATCTTTACTTGGCAGTTACGCCAAATTTCTCAACTAACTCTTTGCGAGTTGCACAGCCATGATCGTCCATTATTTTCTGGATTTCCGGCTTTACACGACCTGACATTGTGATTGCAAGAGGCTTGTCCATGTCTGGAGTTTTGATGTCAAAAACTTTGACTTCCCGCTTGCCTTTTTCCTTTTTCTCTTTTTGAGCAGGAGCAACCTGCTCGCCCTTCATTCGAGCAAGAACATCATCGCGCAGTTCAGCAGGGATTGCTTCCAGTGCTACCTTCAACGCAGCATCCAGTTTTTCCAAACGGCTTTGCTCTTTTTTGAACTCCGCGTCTAATTCTTCAAACGCAACGTTGAACTTTTCAACTACTTCCTTGAACACTTCGTAGCCCATGTCTTCGGCCAGCTTGTTAACAGTGCGTTGGTTCAACAGCTTTTTGATCTCAATGCTTCCGGTGATATCCAT